CGCATCGAGGGCCGCTACCTCGCCAGCGACCGCGCCCGCTACCACGTACCCTGCCCGCACTGCCAGGAGCTGCAGCCGCTGGACTGGGGCACCGACAAGCCCCACGGCCTGAAGTGGGACCGCGACTCTGAAGGCCGCGCCCTGCCCGACACCGTGCGCTACGTGTGCCGCGCCTGCGGCGCCGAGATCCGCGAGCACCACAAGCCCGCCATGCTGGCCGGTGGCCGCTGGGTGGCTGAGAACCCCGGCGCCGCCGCCGGCCGCGTGCGCGGCTTCCAGCTCAGCAGCCTCTACAGCCCGCTGGGCTGGCTGAGCTGGGCCACCTTGGTGACCGAGTGGGAAACCGCCATCGCCGCCAGCCGCACCGGTGACATCAGCCTGCTGCGCGTCTTCGTCAACACCCGCCTGGCCGAAACCTTCGAGGAACAAGGCGACCGCGCCGACGAACACGCCCTGCGCAAGCGCGCCACCGATGTGCCCCTGCGCCAGGTGCAATGGGGCCACTTCGTGCTGACCATGGGCGTGGACACCCAGGGCGACCGCATCGAAGCCTACCTCTGGGCCTGGGGCCGCGGCATGCAGCGCCAACTGGTGGACCGCGCCGTCTTCTACGGCGACCCCGGCCAGGCCGAAAGCGAACCCGGCAGCGTATGGGCCCGCCTCACCGAATGCCGCCGCACCCCCGTGCTGCACGCCAGCGGCCGGCCCGTGCCCATCATCGCCACCATGATCGACTCGGGCGGCCACCACACCCAGGCCGTCTACGCCTACGCCCGCGCCCACCAGCACGCCCACGTCTACGCCGTGAAGGGCCAGAGCCAGGCCGGCAAGGCCGTCCTGGGCAAGCCCACCGACGTGGACGTGAACTGGCGCGGCAACAAGATCAAGGGCGGCGTCAAGCTCTGGCCCATCGGCACCGACACCGCCAAGGCCGAAATCTACGGCCGCCTGCGCACCGAGCAGCCCGGCCCCGGCTACGTGCTCTTGAGCCGCCTGCTGCCGCCCGAAGTCTTCGAGCAGCTCACCGCCGAGCGCCTGGTCACCAAATACGTCAAAGGCCGCCCGCGCCTCGAATGGGTCAAGCCCAACGGCCGCCGCAACGAAGCGCTGGACTGCGCCGTCTACGCCCTGGCCGGCGCCCACTTCGCCGGCATCGACCGGTGGAAAGAGGGCGACTGGCTCAAGTGGCAGAACCGCGTGGAAGAGCGCAGCCTGTTCGACGAAGCGCCGCCCGCGCCTGCCCCCCAGTCCGCCCCCGCGCCCATGTCAGCCGCGCCGCAGCCCGCGCCCGCCCAGGCCGGGCCGAACGCGCCCCAGGCCGCCCCCCAAGCCGTGCCCACCGCTGCCCCCGTGCCCCAGCCCCGCTTCCGCATCAACTACCGCCGTTGAGCCCAGCCGCCATGCCCAAAGCCGCCGCCCCCGCACCCGCCGCCCCGCCGCCCCGCATGCCCTGGGACGAAGCCGGCGCCGGTGACGACATCGTGGCCGACATCCTGCAGCGCGTGGTGGCGCTCACCCCAGGCTTCACCGCCGCCCTGGCCGTGCAGATCGACCGCCAGGTGCGCGAGCATTGGGGCGGTGACCGGCCCTACATTGCCCGCCGCGCGGGTGAGGGCACCAGCCAGCGCAACGCCGCAATCCGCCGCGAACACCGCGCCGGCACGCACGTGGGCGCGCTCAGCCGCAAATACCGGCTCAGCCGCCAGCGCATCCACCAGATCGTCACCGAGGCTGACCAGGCCGAGGACTTGACTTGTTGCACTACCACGGCAATCCGATAACGCCTAGCTCACCGGCACGACACAGCGCGATGACCACTGAAGCCACCTACACCGACAGGACAGCCGACAACACCCGGGCCGCTGTGGCGGGTCCGGTGCAGCGCGGTGTTAGCCGGCGCCTGGAGTTGCGCCCGCTGACGCTGACGGAGGCTAAGAAGGTCGTGGCGCGCTGGCACCGGCACAACCGCGCACCACAGAGCGGCAGCGGCCTGTTTGCCGTGGGCGTGGCGGCTGACGGAGAGCTTTGCGGAGTGGCGATCATTGGCCTGCCTGTGGCGCGTGCGTATATGGACGGCAAAACGTGCGAGGTGCTGCGCGTGGCAACCAACGGCGCCTACAACGCCTGCACGATGCTTTACGGCGCGGCCATGCGCGCAGCAAAGGCGCTCGGCTACAGCAGGATTTACACGTACACGCTGGACGAAGAACCCGGAACGAGCCTGCGCGCTGCTGGGTGGGAGCGTGACGCCGAACTCAGGGCGCGACCAGGCTGGGACATGCCCAGCAGGCCGCGCGTGCAGCAAGACATTTTTGGTGCGCCAACAGTGCCGCCCAGCGCAAAGGTGCGCTGGGTGAAGCGTTTTGACGCTGGCTAACGTGACATAGGCCGAATGCGCCACCCGCAATAGGCCGCCTACTTGTCTTCAGACCCCGCCCCCCAAAACGTCAAGCCCCTTGCCTTACCCGCTTGACACCCCAGCGCCTATCTTCATGCGAAAGCGCGCCATGCCCCGGCGCCCCACCGCATGGCAGACATTCCCAACATCGAACCCAGCAGCGCGAACGCCGGCGACACCTGGCGCTGGACGCGCACCCTGGCCGACTACCCCGCCAGCGCGGGCTGGGCGCTGAGCTACACGCTCATCAACGCCGCGGCCAAGATCACCATCAACGCCACGGCCTCCGGTGATGACCACGCCGTCACCGTGGCCGCCGGCACCACCGCAGGCTATGCCGCCGGCACCTATGACTGGCGCGCCCGCGTCACCCGCTCGGGTGAGGTCTACACCGTGGGCGAAGGCCGCCTCACGGTGCGCAACGCCTACGCCGCCGCCACGTTTGACGCCCGCAGCCACGCCCGCAAGACGCTCGATGCCATCGAGGCCGTGATTGAAAACCGCGCCTCCAGCGCCGTGGCTGAATACCAGATCGCCGGTCGCCAGCTCAAGAACATCCCCGTGGCCGATCTGCTGGTCCTGCGCGACAAATACCGCGCCGAGGTCAAGCGCGAAGACGCCGCCGCCGCCGTGGCCGCTGGCCTGCCTGACAGCCGCCGCGTCTACGTGAGGTTCGGATGAGCAACTTCCTCACCAGCACCCGCCAGTGGCTTGCCCAGCGCATCGCCCCGGCCGCCCGCGTGCAGAAACGCCGCTTCGAGGGCGCGCGGATTGACCGCCTCACCGCTGACTGGATCAGCACCACCAACAGCATCAACGAAGAGCTGCGCACAGACCTGGACCGCCTGCGCGCCCGCTGCCGCCAGCTCATCAACAACAACGATTACGCCCGCAAGTTCCGCCTGATGGTGCAGGCCAACATCGTGGGCCCGGGCGGCATCCGCCTGCAGGCCCGCGTGTCAGACGGCCCCAACCGGCCCGACCGCCTGGCGAACCAGGCCATCGAATCCGCCTGGGCCGAGTGGGGCGCGCAGTGCGACATCACCGGCCGGCAGAGCCTGCGTGACCTCTGCGAAACCCTGGTGGGCCAGCTCCCCACCGATGGCGAATTCCTCTTGCGCCTGGTGCGCGGCCCGGAAGCTGGCAACCGCTTCGGCTTCGCCCTGCAGGCCATTGATGTCGACCGCATTGACACCCTCTACAACATCGCCGCCACCCCCGGCCGCAACGCCATCATCATGGGCGTGGAGGTGGACAGCTACCGCCGCCCCGTGGCCGTCTACGTCTTCGCCGGCCACCCCAATGACGGCCACGGCAGCAACCGCCAGCGCCTGCGCCTGACCATCGGTGAAGTGCTGCACGTCCTGCGCGTAGAGCGCCCCGAGCAAGCCCGCGGCGTGCCCTGGATGGCGCCCGGCGTCGTCAGCCTGCACCACCTGGGCAAGTTCAGCCTGGCCACGCTGCTGGCCGCCGAAAACGGCGCCAACCACTTCGGCTTCTTCCAGACGCCTGACGGCCAAAGCCCCATCGGCGCCGTGGAAGGTGGGGGCGAAACCATCACCGTCAGCCAGCCCGGCACCTATGACCTGCTGCCCCCCGGCGTCACCTTCCAGCCGCACGAATCCCGCTACCCGGACCAGGTGGTGGGCCCCTTCGTCAAGCACCACCTGCAGCGCATCGCCTCCGGCTGGGGCATCGCGTACCACAGCCTAGCCAATGACCTGGAAGGCGTGAACTTCAGCAGCATCCGCAGCGGCACGCTGGAAGAGCGTGACCGCTGGGCCGCTGACCAGGAATGGTTCATCGCCGCCTTCCTCGAACCCGTGTACCAGGCCTGGCTGCAGTGGTGCCTGCTCAAGGGCCTGATCCTCATGCCCAACGGCAGCGCCTTGCCCGCCGCCAAGCTCGACAAGTTCCGCGCCCACCAGTGGCAGCCCCGCCGGTGGGACTGGGTAGACCCCAAGGCCGACACCGAGGCCAACATCCTCAAGGTCAAGGCCGGCCTGATGAGCCCGCAAGACCTGAGCGCCGCCATGGGGTACGACTTCGACGACACCCTGGCCGCCATCAAGGCCGCGCAAGACCTGGCCGCCGAATACGGCGTGCGCCTGACGGCCTACGACGCCACCCCCGGCGCAAACGCACCAGGGGCACCAGGCGCACCAGGCGCCGCGGCACCGGCTGCGGAACCCGCCGCCGGCCGCGCCGCACCCGAGGCCGCCATGGTGGAAGTGCTGGCCCGTGCGCTGCACGCCGTGCAAGAGCGCGCCCCCCAGCGCATTGACGTGCGCCTGGAGCAACCCGCCAGCCAGGTGACGGTCAACGCCCCCATCACCATCCGCCAGCCTGACGTGCAGCTCGAAGCGCACATCGAAACGCCTGAGCCCCAGGTGCACATCGAGGCCGTCATGCCCACCGTGCGAGCTGAGGCCCCGGCCATCACCGTCATCAACCAGGTCGAGCCCGCCGCCGTCACCGTGGTGGACAACCACCCCACGCGCAGCGTGCAGACCGTGGAGCGTGACGAAAACGACGAGATCACCCGCACCGTCACCACCTTTGAGCGCTGAGGCCGCCCATGAATCTGAAAGAGCACGTCGCCCAGCAAACCGTGGACGCCACCGTGGCCAGCGCCGCCAGCAAGACCACCTACACCGGCGCCAGCGTCACGCTCGGTGGCTGGCTGGTCAGCTCAGAGGCCGCAGTGCTGGCCGGCATCGTGCTCGGCCTGGCCGGCTTCGTGGTGAACCTGTATTTCCGCTCCCGCGCAGATGCGCGCGAGGAGGCTGAGCACAAAGCCCGCATGAGCGCCTTGCGCAGCCAGCCTTGACCTAAAAAAACAGCGACACCACACACTTCAGAAGGCCACCAGCGGCCCGTGAACTGACATGCCCGCCATCACCTCCGCACAAACCGGCCTTTGGTCAGCCACCACGACTTGGGTGGGCGGTGTCGTGCCCGGGGAGAATGACAAATGACGTTTTCCGTCGCTGGTAGCGTCATCACCCAGACTAACGAGAGCGGCATTGCCATCACTGCGGCTGCTTCGATTACGGGCGGTGTGCGCTTTACCTGCACGCAGTCGTATGCGGCGGGCAATGTGGTTCGGATCACCGGCACCACGAGCTACAACGGCAACTGGATGGTTGCCGCCGTGACTGGTACGACCTTTGACGTTCTGGAAAGTGCGCAAGGCACGGCAATCACCTTTGTTTCAAGCCAAACCGGCACAGCGGCTAGGGGTGACGCGAGTCTTGCGGGAATATCTGGCCTGACTGGAGTGACCACGACGACGCTTG